GTTTCCCAGTCACGATCATTCAGGGGTATAAACAGTCATACCATTCTCACCAGACACATCAGTAGCGACATAAGCCTTATCGCCTAAAGGCAATGTTACAGCGTCACCTTTCTGAGGCCACGGAAGGGCAGAGGTAAAGTAATCATGCCGTTTACCTCGTCGTAACAGGGTGTAATCTGTATAAGTGTCCGGCCCGTCACCTTTATCCACCACGACCGAATCTTGGAGATTCTCATCCCTAAACCATTCGTTGTAAATAAGGTTATAGGCTCGTGTGAAAAGTGAGGAATGTGAAATTGAACTACCTGCATCGACCTGTCCTACTGTTGGCAATCCCATATAATCTTGCAGTGAATTCACTGCATACCCGCCATTCGGCGAACTCATTTGAGGGATTGTATAATCAATTGAACTATCTGGATCTGGGTCCCTTTCGCCCATAAAACGCTGCCAATTGGACCAGACCAAACGATTCGGAACAAAGAAAAAGAAGGTGTCCAGGTACATATTGTCCATGACAGGGAACAATGGGGTAGCCAGACGTGTGAACGCTGTCATCTTTAAATTGACGCTATCACCTGGAAGCACCTCGTCCACAAATATTGGGACCAAATAACCCGAATCAAACGCCGTCTTCAACGTCTTCTGCGCGTTAAACTTGCTCCGCGGGATCTCTGCCCGCGGTATCATAGAAAACTGGTGCGCACTGGCGCTCCTGTTACGATGCATCATTTGTTACTTTCTCCATCTTTAAACTAGCACAGTTTGCTAACTTCTCTGGGACATCTAACACAGTCAACTTGCCTGTCTGTTCGTCCCAACTACCGATCACGAATAAATCGAAATCGGACGGATGATTGAACAACTGCCCATTCTGGGGGTTATTCACTGCATCCTGAAATTCTCTTAAGGCGACACCCTTAGTTGGTGGGTAAAATGGGTCTTTATATGTATTGGCTACATTATCAAATAATACTACTACTGGCTTTTCCATCATAAGTTCCTTTGTAATTGCTTTAATTTCGCTTGGAGCACTTTTTGACGTGCGCCAAGCCTTTCCACTGTGTTCTCCTCGCATGATTCTAATCCTTTCATTGCTCTGGAGTACTCTACCTGCTCATAAAGATCAGGATCCTGTTGCTCAAGCCTCTTAAAATAATATCTTGGAGGCTTAGCCTTATGTCCATTAACTACCACATAATCGTTTGGAAATACATCACTTTTGTATTTATCTACAAAATTAGCACCTATTCCCGGCTTTAAACTCATACGATTATACTCTGGTAACCGTTCTATAACTTCCCCAGTCTCAAGATCAACTGGTGCATGGACATCTATATCTTGGTTCTGCTTTTTCATTACATAACGTGCAACATAAGCAGCAGACTCAAAAGTAACATCGCCAACACTACTATAGCCGTGCGGCCATAAGCTTTCCAACTGTGCTGAGCGATAGAGGTCAGAACCGCTGTTAGTTCGTCTAAGAAACTTAAGATCTTCAAAAGCAAAATTGAAGATGCAAGCGTGGTAATGAGGACGGCCACGAGCCGACCCATACTCACCAGCCATATAAAACCGAATTGGATGGCTGCTTTTACCAGTGCGATCATCAACTATTTCCTTGTCGCCCTTAAACCTCTTTCTTAGCCTTTTCATAAATTTCTGAAAATCACTATGAACTAAACTGTTCCAAGGTGGTGGATCTTCATACGTCAACGTTATGAAGCAATTTTTTTCCCACAATTGGGCTTCGTGCATACACCTCACGGCCCATTGTCGAGACCTCTCTAGCAGACAACCTTCGCAACCACCGCATGGAAGTTTGAACTCGTTGATTGCGTCTTGTCTTCGCCAAAATACTATTTCTCCTTTTGATGTCCGCCACGCCTGGAGCGGGCTAAAACATGGCATTAGAGTCTCCAACCACCTCTCATTGGATTTGACCGAAGGTTTGCAACCTTGGTCTTACTTACCTGCTTACGAAACTTCTTAGCAGATTTACCTTTGTTTACACTATAACGTCGCATTTCCTGCTCCTTTAACTATTTGGGTGTCACCTAGCACACTTTAAATCAAGTATAGACGTGTGCTACTGACGCGACCCCTATTCAGGGGTCTTGTCTGCATCGATCGCTTGCGCTAGATCGACGCTACTAACTTTGCCCGCTTCTGCCTTCTGCAGCTTAGCGGACTCCCTTTCTTGCCGTTTAATTTCCGCCTGTTGGCTTTCAACAATAGCAAGAAACTTTTGCGGATCATTATCCGCAGCCTTCCGAACTTCCGCCGGAAGATCCATAAACGCCTGATCGGCTTCTCTTAACATATTCTGCAACTGTTGGTAATCCTGTGGAATAACCGTTGCATCAAACTCCTTCCAATTAACTTCACTAACGGGAAGAACACCATATTTACGGATCATGATATTCAAATCCGTCTCATCTCTAAAATTTTGCTGAGCCAAAGTCTCATCATCACATACAAGCGCGGTGTTTTTAGACACCTCATCCCGATCATAATTGTAAACAGTACGTAATTGCATATTACTCGCTCCATGTCTCCGAATAAGTCTCACCTCGACCTCTACGCGTATGCGTAACTGTCTTAGTCTTAGTTTTCGACTTCAATAAATCCAACAAACGTGTTGGAATCAAATCACCAATGCTGATACCGGCATTTTTAGCCGCCTCAACAGCTTTCAACCACTGACCTAAACTACCAGTAGTCTCCCAAAACGAAGCCATCGCCTTCATCTCTGGCATACGTAATTTTTCAATATCAATAACTACGCCAAGTTTCCTTGTCTGTTCCATAATCTTACTGATATTTTCCTTGATCTGCCTTCCAGTTAGCTCAAGATTAAACACCTCTTCAGACATCTTAGCTGCCTCAATCGGTGTCAACTCTTTCAGTCGTTCTGTCTCTTGCGCCATTTTTGCCGCTTGGAAACCAGAACTGACAGCTTTCCCTATATCAGGAAAAGACGCCTGCGCCCCGCTCGCGCTAGCCGCAGGACCAAGCTTAGCAGCCAACATAGGATTCAAACCCGCAGACTTCATATCTGACATTGCTCGCTGATAACCCGTTCCAGTCTGTTCAGCCTGAAAACGCATAGACTTATCAGCTGATCGCTGACTAAGCAAACCACTAACTAAACTGCCTGCGGCTCCTGCCGCAGCAGCACTCCAAGGATTTTGCGCTGCTTTCAAAGCACCGCCTAAACTCTTGACAATATTAATCATCAGAAATGATCCACCAAGCCCGGTACACTGTACATTGGCATTGGTCGAGCCATATCTATATCAAAGAAACTATCAAATATAAACTGTTGACCATTAGCCTCCGAACCCACAGCAACAACACGCTCAACTGGTGGCGTGTCTTGAATAAATGTGGAATTCAGGGTTGGCAATGAACCAAAATTTTGAGCCAAATGCCACGCATCTAATGTACCCGACGCGGTTGACCGCATAAGACCAGTAACCTCACTAGGCTTATAGCGATATTCTGCCCACCGCTCTTGATAACCAAATACATCATCATCTGTCGACGTACCCGTCGCATAAATCTCTTTATTAAGAATCGCTTGCTCACCAAGATGAGCAAAAACTGGAAAATAAAAATCATAACGGGTTTCACGCGACCATTTGCGATGAAGACCCTGTTGATACGTCAGATCGGCCCTGACGCTACATAATCCAATAATAATACCATGCTCAGTAAAACTAGAGGCAAAACCATGCCCAGAAGCAAGACCAGTGCCAACAGCACCAAGAGTACCCAACGGAGTATCGGTGCCAGAAGCACCTGACGCAGACTGTTGAGCAACTGGGTTAACAATAATTGGAGCACTACCGCCTCCCAGATATTCTGGTCGTTGTAAACGAGCATCCGGTGATACTACACCGAAATGACTTCTCACGATCTCTGTATATCGTGTCCCTCCGCGAGCATCACGTTCTAACAAACGCTGCACTTGGAAACTATTACGAATGCTATTAATGGTCGCAGCTGTAGCATTTGACAAATCAGCATACAACTTACGCGCTTCATCACTATCTGGATTAGTAGGTGTAATAAAATTACTCGCATTAGGTGACATAAGCCTATGAGTGTCACCCCACTCAGGGGTATAAACAGTCATACCATTCTCACCAGACACATCAGTAGCGACATAAGCCTTATCACCTAAAGGCAATGTTACAGCGTCACCTTTCTGAGGCCACGGAAGGGCAGAGGTAAAGTAATCATGCCGTTTACCTCGTCGTAACAGGGTGTAATCTGATCGGGCTCCCCCCCGATCGTGACTGGGAAAC